AGGCGAAGCGGATGCGGAAGGCCTGGACCTTTTCCTTGCCTTCGCCTTCCAGGATCTCCTCGTCGACGGCCTCTGCAGCCATCTCGAACGCCGCCGCCCACATGGCGCAGGTGTCGATGAACTCGCGCGCCATCTCCTGGTCGTAGCCCATGTACCAGCAGTTCATGCCACCGGCCGACGACTGTGAGGCGGCGCGCATCACAGCGTAAGCCGCCAGGCCCCAGGTCAGACCGATCCGGCGGCTCTTCTCGATGACCAGCAGCGCCGTGCCGGTAAACAGCTCCTGCAGCGTCGCGGACTGGTAGGGCAACAGCAGGTCGCCGCGCGGCAAATGCTTGAAGGTCGCCTCGCCGCCGGCCTTGTCCCAGTTGGGCTGGCCGTCAGGGTTGCCCGGCTTCAGCTTCACGACGGGACGCCTAGGACCGCATGCTTGAGGGCCTCGACAGTCTCGGCAGTCAGGCCGCGCGCCTTGCCAACGCTGTCCACTTTCGCGGCGGCCTCCTTCGCGAACTCGGTGCGCAGCTTCAGGGTCCGCTCGGTGGCAGACCGCTGGGCGATCTCCAGATCCTTCAGGGCGCCGGCCATGGCCCGCACCTGTTTGGCGTCCAGGACGACGGGCTTGCCGTCCTCGCCCTCTTCGCCGTCGTCCTCTGAACCACCGGCCGCCATGAGCATTTCAAAGACCATGCCGTGCATCAGCTCAAAATTCAGACGCGACACCGAGTGGTCAGGCTCGTCGCCGAACTTGGCGGTTAGGGCCTCGGCCATTACCCGCGACCGGCGCATGCGCTCGCCCACCTCGGCCAGGGTCTTCACATGACGGCCCAGCGCCGATCGCGAGACGTCCGCGTCCAGCTCCAGCAGCTTGTCGCGGATCTGGTCGATCGAATGACCGTCCTCGCGCTGGCGACCGATCAGCTCACGAAGCTCTCGCGGCAGCTTGTCGATGGTGGAAGGGCGACGGGTCATGGGCCTATTCGGGCCTCGAAATGCCGTCGATCGACATCGAGCCGCGCAGCACCGCGCGCCCGGTCGGCGTCAGGGCGCATACCAGCATCTGGTCGCGGAAGTTCTCCAGGGTGACGCAGCGCGCCGTCTCCAGGAACTCCATCTGTCGACGCACATAGCCAGGCACCACACCCTTGACCTCGCCCATGCTCAGCAGGGCGGTCTGCAGGTTCTTCTCGTTGGAGTGGCCGGCGTCCTGCTCCATCACCTGAAGCATGATCAGGCGGCGATCGGCGTCCACACGGTCGAGGAAGCTCACGACTTAGCCCCCTTCATGCCTTCTTCCATGAAGTGGTTCTCGATGCGGTTGACGCCCTTCTGGAGCTGCTCAACGCCCTTCGCGACCACCTTCATTTCGCCCGAAAGTTCCTTGAAGTTGGCCATGGTCGGCAGGTCGTTGAGGTCTGTGCGGATCTGCTCGACGTCTTTCTCCACACGCGTCAGCCGGCCTTCGTGGTCGTCGATGGCTTCCTCGGCCTCGTCGTCGGTTTTGGTCAGGGCCGCGACGGCCGCGCTGACGATCTTGTTGACCTCCTGGATGGCCAGCTGGCGCAGCGACCAGCACACCCACAGAATAAACAGGCTGATGGCCAGATGGATGATCGGCCAGAATTTCATGAACGCGGCCAAGGTCAGCCCTTCCTGTATAATTTCAGGACCCGCTCGCGCAGGCCCTCACACTCAACACATCGCAGCGCGCCCGGACGGGCCGCGCGGCGTTCCAGCCCGATCGCCTCGCCGCACTCGACGCAGGCGGCCAGGTCATCAGGTCCGCGCAGATGGGCGGCGCCCAGAACGCGGTCCAGCGCCCGGTCGCGGTCGAACTCTTCCAGCTGCTGGGCGCGGTCGATGATGTCGCTCATCGGCCCTCGCCGAAGGGCGTGGCGCCAGACCAGTCGCGACGGATCCGCTTCTCCAGACGATCGCGCAGCGTGAAGCCGAGCGGCAGGCCGATGCAGACGCCGCAGCAGATGGCCATCGCCACCATGATGAAGTCGCCGAAGCTCATTGAGCCCCGGCCTTCACACAGGCGGTCCTGGCGTCGGTGATGACGCCCTCGGCGGCAACCCGGCGCGCGTCGATGGCGTCCAGGACGCGGCCGCCGGCGTCGTTGTGCCGGATGACGGCGCCCTCGGCCTGGGCCAGCGCCGGCAGCGTTCGTTCCAGCTCGGCCGGGCAGACCGTGCGGGTGGTTTCGACCCGTTCGATCACGGGATCAGGGGCGCTCGGAAGCGACGTCACCCCATCGGTTGCGCACGCAGTCAGCGTCGCACACGACAAGGCCATCGCTATCGCGAGGCGCGGCTTTGAGAGCAGCTGCCGCACGGGCTTTCCTTTCGGCTTGGGTTGTGGCGGCCGCCATGGCGCGGGCGACGACGTCGTCCCGCTGCAGGCGTTCGTCATTGAGGGTCTTGGTCAGCCGGCCGGCCTCGCGGCGGGCCACGTCGCGCTCGGCCTGGACGATCTTGACCGGCAGCGTGCAGGCGGCGCTGACGCCATAGGCGTTCTCGGGCTTGGCGGTCAGGGCCGCATCGCAGGCATAGGATCGCGCCGCGACCTGGTGGTTGGTGGCGATGATCGGCTCGCACACGGTCGACAGGTCCGCGCCGATGGAGGGCGACTGCAGAGCGGTCAGGCACGCCCGGTGCTCGTTGACCTGGCGACTCTTGACCGACAGCAGCCCGGCCATGATGACCAGGGCCGCGATCACGCCGGCGCGGATCAGCACGATGGTTCGCAAGCTCATGTGGCTTTCCCCAGCATCTTGTCGATGGATCGAAACGCCCCCAGGCCAAGCACGCCCTCGGCCAGCAAACGGGCGATCTCGACGTTCATCAGGGCGGCGGCGTTGGGATTGATCAGCCCGGCCAGCGGCAGGATGATCACCTGCAGGAACAGCCCGGCGACCATCATCCAGATCGCCGCCGGCCGGGCGGCGCGCACGAACACCGCCCAGCGGCTGTCGGGCGGCGCGTGCTTGGGGGTTGCGACGGCGTCAGCCATTCAGCACCACCACGGCCAGGGCGAACAGAGACTGACGATCGGTCAGACCGATCAGTCCGCCGTTCAGCTTGCGGGTGTTCGTGCGAACATCCTTCAGGTCCGCCGAAGGGTTCAGACCCTTCCAGGTCCAGATCCCCACGGCCGAGGTGAAGGCGCCCTGCGGCGTGGCGGCCAGGTCGGGGTTGGTCTCGAATGGCTGGCCGGTGATCTTGGCGACCTCGGCATAGGCGTCGCGGCCGGTCAGGCCTGCGCCGCGCCCGCGATAGGTCCAGCCGTCGCCGGTGCGGCGATTGCCCATGCGGCCGCCATAGACGAAGTTGGCCAGGGCCTCGGGATTTTGGGCATAGCGGGCGGCGGTGGCTGCGTCGGAGAAGCGAGTGGGCCACACGAGCGGCAGGCGCGCGGCCGAGTAATTCAGGTTCTCTTCCAGGTCTCGCAGGCCGCGCGTCTCATGACCGAACTGGGCCAGGAACATCGCCAGGCGCGAGGTGTTGGCCAGGATCCCGGCCGCCTTCATCAGCGCCCCGCCGCCGCAGATCACCGCCACCAGGCGGCGGTCGGCCTTCGGAAACAGCGTCAGGATCTGCTTCTCGGTCGGCGGTGAGACGGTGCTGGCGGCGGGCGCGTTCAACGGGGTGACCTATGAAAATGCCCGGGCTTGCGCCCAGGGCTTCGATAGGGTTCACCTTGGCTGTGAGACGGCGCGCGATAGCGGGTGACAACTGTCACCCCAGGCCGGTTTTCCTACTTTCGGAACAACGGCAGATCGTCCTGGCGGCGCAGCTTGGCCCGCATGCGCTTAACCGTGCGCTCATGCACCTCGCCGGCCAGGGCCACGTCACGCACGGGACGCTTCTCTTCGATCAGTCTAGCCAGCTCGGCGCGCCTGGCGCCGGCCCCGCGCAGATGCGCCATGGGGATCAGCAGGGTGTAGCCGGCCGCCCATTCCTTGACGATGGCGTCGGCGGCCTCTTGTCCGATGATCGTCGCCAGCTTACCGCCGGGATCCGCCGACAGCTTGATCGACGTGCCGCCCAGCTCCTGGGCCAGGCGCAGAGCCGCCTTCTCGCCGGCCACGCGGGCGATAGCGCCCAGGGTGCCAGGCAGGCCGGTCAATACCGGGCGCTCCGCGCGAGCCGGATCTGATCAAGAGCGAGATCGGCCTCCAGCTGCTCGCGGGTCAGCTGCGCCAGCCTTTGACGCCGCTCCCGGGCCGTTCCCTTCGCGCCTTCGACGACGGCCAAGGCGGCGCGGATCCGCGCCTCTTTGGCCGCGCGGGCGGCGTCGGCCGCCTCGATCTCGTCAGCGCGTGTGAACAGGTCGTCAGCCACGGGCGCGCGCCTCGATCAGCCGCGCCAGGCGGGCCTTGATCTCGTCGGTCGTGCCTTCCTGGCTCCAGCCCTCACGCTCGGCCCAGGCCTTCAGCGCCTCGATCAGGCGGAAGCCCTGGCGCTGGTCGGCCCACTGCAGGGCGTCCACCTTCAACTGGCGCTTCGCGAAGGCTTCCAGAGCGCTTTCGGAAGGGTCCTGGACGACGCCCAGCTGGTGCAGCGAGATCCACATCGCGCGCGCCTTGCGAGCGACGGGGTGATCTGCCGGCCGCCGGCCCGACTTGGGCGCCGAGGCTGGCGCCGAGCCGGCCACCACCTTGGGTTTGAAGCCCTTGGTCTCGAACTCTTTCAGGACGCGGATCAGCTGGGCGTCACCCAGCCCTGCGGCCGTGCGCTGGCCTGTGATCCGCTCCAGGACGTCGCGATAGGTGTCGTCGTCGAGGCCCAGATCCTTCTTGGCGATATGGACCTTGGCCAGCAACGGGCTCGTCGATCGGCGCGGCGCGGCGGTGCGACGGGCGGCGGTCATCAGGCCACTCCCCGCTTGCTCAACTTCCGCGCCTGACGATCGACCTGGGCAAGAGCTAGAAGGGCCGGGCGCACTTCGGGCGCAGCCTGGTCATATGCCGGCCGTCGCTGGTTCCTGCCGCCGTTCAGGGCGGGCAGGATGGCTCGCTCGATCAGGATCCAGTTCGACGGATCGGTGTTGCTGCGGTCGCCGTCGCGGGACTTCAGGCAGTGGCTCTTGGGGATGGGGCCGTTGAGTGCTTCCCACTCGATCAGATGCACGGCGCGCCACCGCGACTGCAGCGGCATGCCGTCGTGGATCTTCCGTTCAAGGTAGCCATCGGGGCTTCGGCGCTCCGAGCCGATGGGCTTGTAAAGATCGACCGCCACGCCGGTGCGTCCGTGGCCCTTTTTGAACTGCGTCGCCACCGCGTTCGGATGACGGGCGCCGACGCCAGGCGGGCAGACCTTGCCCTTGTTCAAGGGCGTTTGACCCTTGGCGAAACGCCCGGTCCGGCCGGTCTTCCAGCCCTGGCGCTTGCGCAGGCTGTGGAGCATTTCGGGGGTGACGTCAGGGCGATCAAAGGCCGCGACGAACGCGCGATAATAGTCGGCGGTCGGCAGGGTGCAATTGTCGCGCAGCCAGACGATCTCAGCCTCGCTGTATCGCGTGTGTCGCCCAGCGGTCCGACCTGGAGCGCGCCCCACCTTCCAGCCTTTGCGCTTGCGCAGCGCATGGAGGTGCTCGGCCGTCACGTCCTGACGGCCGAACGCCGCGATGAACGCCCGATGATAGTCGCTGATGACCATCATCCGGTTGGCTTCGAGCCAGACCATCTCGTCGGGCGCGTAGCGGACGGGGCTACCCCTCATTCTTGGGTCCCCCGATCATCGGCAGATGCGGGCGCATCCGCTCATTCTGAGCCAGCATAGCGACGGCCCTGAGCTGCAGATCGGCGTTGCGCACGATCGCTTCAGCCACATCGACAATGGCCGCCGTGCGCTGAACCTCGGTCGCGATCTTTTCGGGTGTCAGATCCTCTTCCGAGAGCCGCTCCATCTGCGCGAAGAGGTGGTCGTTAAGGTCGGTGAGCCGGTTCTTTGTCATCAGTGGTTCTCCATCTAGCGGGTTGAAGGGTTCAACAGCTTGGGCGCGGGGCAGAGAGTGCTGGCCCGGCCAACATCACCGATCCCCCACGGCGCGTAGCGAGGCGGTCAGGGCGGTCGCGGGCGACGCGCCGATGACGACCAGGTCGTGAATGATCAGCTTGAAGCCGTCGCCGCGCACGGCCGTCGCGCCCATGGCCATGGCCTGCAGAACCGCGTCGGTCACCAGCGCCTTGCGCAGGCGCTCGACGTCGATGTCGAACGTGATCCGCACATAGTCCAGCAGGGCGCGGTCGCTGACGCTGACCCGGCGGCGCACTGCGTCCAGGTCAATCGGCAGGCCGTTGAAATCGGTGCGTTCGATCATCGGGCTTCTCCTTCGGCCGCGCGCAGCTCGACGCGCAGGGCTCTCAGCCGGGCTTGCATGGACAGGATTTCAGCCCGGATCGTCGCCGGGCGGCGCCGCACCTGCAGCGCGGCCGGCCGGGCGACGGGCAGGCTCTTGATCTTGAGCAGGTCAATGATGGCGGCCATCTGCAGCCGGGCCGTCTGATCGCCACCGTCCAGCAGCGCTGCGCCGAAGGCGGCGGCATGGGCGGCGGTCGTGCGGTCCCGACCAGCCCAGACCTGCCCGATCATGTTCCAGGACGATGTTGTAAGGCGCGACGACAGCAGCATGCCCAGCTGGCGCAACAGCACCAGATCGCGCCGACGGATGCGCGACACCAGCTCCTCGGCCGTCACGCCGCCGGCAGCGGCCGTGGCCGCGATGATGTCGCGCACCTTCATCAGGCCCGTCCCTGCGGGGCGGTCATCGCCAGCTCGGGCGCGGCCGCGCTTGCGCGGGCGGCGGTCTCGGCCGCCAGCAGCCGGTCGCGCAGGGCGGCCGACTGATCCAGCGGCAAGGCCACAGCCTGTCCCTGCACGGTCATGACCACGAACATCACCGCCTGGCCGTCCGGGCGGCGGCGAAAGCCGGCGCACACATCGACGGGGCTGGACGGGGCCGCGCTCATAGGCCGCCCCCGTCGGGCTGTCCCGACTTCGGGCACAGCACCAGCGCGCCGCGCACCGTCTTCTCGAACTCGGCCAAGGCGATGCCATGCCGTGTCTGGGCGACGTTGCGGGCCAGGAACGTGCCGAACGCCGTGGCGTAGGCAAACAGCACGTCCATCTTGTCCAGACCGCCCAGCAGCCCGGCCTCCCGCTCGACGGCCTGCAGCGAAATGCACAGGCCAACTTGCGGGATGGAAGCGTCATCCGCCGTCGTGAAACTGGCCATGTCGCGGGCGATCTGGGCCACTTCCTTTGCGGAGGAACAGACCGCTTCAGGCCGGCTGGTGCCGATGAGCGCGATTTTCGCCATCACGCCCTCGCCGCGTCGAGGCTGACATTGATCCACTGATCATCCGTCGAGGCGCGGTGATAGATGCGGGCGTAGCGCTTGGTGCCCCGGATCTCGATGGCGTCGTGGATCGCCTTCATGGCCCGGCGCCAGCGTTCGTCATTGATCTCCAGGCGCAGCAGACCCAGCAGGGCGGCGCGATTGACCAGGCCGCCGTTCTCGACATTGAAGGCGCGGGTCACCAGGGCCTTCAGATTGTCGTCCGCGCCGCCGGCCCATTCGGCCACGCACTGGTCGACCAGTTCCTTGGCCTGCGACAGCGATGGGCCGAAGTCGATGATCTTGGCCCGGCTGACCTCGACCTTCATCAGCTGGTCATAGCTGGTGAAGGTCAGGTTCCCGGCCCGGCCGCCGCGCTGTACGCCATAGTTCTGGTCCAGCAGCTCCACCAGCGCGTCGGCGTCGTCGAAGGTGTGCTGGACGAACCGCGCGATCATGGCCGACAGCGGCAGGGCGAAGCCCAGAACCTTGCGCACCATTTCGTCCTGCAGCTTGTCCTGCGGCCGGATCTTGCCGACCGGCGTCAGGCCGCCTTCGGAGTTGCGCATGTGCGCCACGCCCTGGACGTCGATCAGGCCCGTGGGCACCGGATCGAAATTGGGATGGGCGAGCGGCGCCTGGGCTTCGGCGATGGCCTCATGGGCGGCGGTCATGGCGTTCATTGGAAACCTCGGTCGATCTGGGGCGCGACGCGGCGCCGGGGTTGTTCAAGGGGGGTGCGGAGGGCTTGACGGGTGGCGCGACGCTGCAGGCGACGCTGGCGGTCCACGCTGTTGCGGACGACGAGTGGCTGAGGGCCAAGGAAGCGGTCGAGAACCATCTCCAGCAGCCGCACCAGCCAGGGGCGAAGGCGCGAGTTCAAGGCAGCACCTCCTGCAGGAAGCGGCCCAGGGCCGAGCCTTGCGGCGGGCCTGCCGGAAGCGACGGCGCGGCCTGGCCGCGCAGGCAGTCCAGGGCTTCCATCGGGGTGCGACCGACCATCNCCCAGAGGGCGTAGTCGCAGTCGGCGGCGAACCGGCCGATGGCCTGGGCGGCGTTGGCCAGCGTGTCGCCGGCCCGCAGCATCGCCCAGAGCGCGGCCAGCTCGCGGAGGGTCCAGGGCGCACTCATGCCCGGCCTCCATCGACAACCGCCAGGTGCCCGACTAGGCGCACCCGATCGACCGGAAGGCTCGCCGCCATCTGAAAGCGGCGCTGCATCTCGCCGGCCAGCGCGGCCAGCCCCTGCGGGGTGACCGTCACATAGGGCTCGTCGCCATAGGCGTCGGTCAGCCTCTCGACCTCGTCGGCCATGCAGGCCAGCGACTTCAGCAGCGCGCGGAAGTGCTGCGGCGACAGCTCGTTCATGTCGTACAGCAGCTGCAGCTGGTTCAGATCCCGGCGCATGTCGCCGGCCAGGTGTGGGTTCGCGGACATGGTCTCTGCCCTCCTCACAGGTTCAGACCGGAAAGCTGGTGGAAGGCGCCCTTCAGGTGGTCGAGCGTCAGGGGCTCGCCCGCGCCCAGGCTGACCAGCAGTGCGTTCTCGAAGGTCATCTCGATGTTGCGCAGGCCGCCGGGCTTGGATGCGATCAGCTGGCAGAAGTCGTATTCAGCCTTTGTCAGGACCTCGTTGTTGGCGGCGGCCCAGGCCTCGATCAGCAGGACGACATCGTTGGGATCGGGGCGGCGCAATTCGCGGCGCTGGGCGATCCGGCTGGAGACCTGGGCGAACTCGGCCTTGGTCCCCGTGCCGCCGATCTTGTTGTTGATCGCCTCGTTGCCGATCAAGGCCACGCCGACCGGCACGCCCATGCGGCGGGTCGTGTCGCTGATCGCCCGGATCTGGTCGATGGCCTTGTCGGAAAGGTGCTGGGCCTCATCAATGATGATCAGGCCCTTGGCCTCGGCGGCCTTGGTCACCACCCGCTTGGACAGCACCTGCGGCGTGCCCTTGTGCTCGGGCTCGCCCATGGCGGCCAGGACTTCCAGCAGCATGGTCGGCACGCCGCTGGTTGAAGGATCCATCGTCGCCAGCCATGCGCGGGTGTTGCTGGCGCAATACTGCCGGGCCGAGGCCGACTTGCTGGTGCCCGGCGCGCCGGTGATGCTGATCAGCCGGCCGGTGGCCTTGGCAATGTCCAGCAGGGCCAGAACGCGCTGGCTGGTCGGCAGCATCTGGAACAGGGGCGAGTTGGGCAGGCGCGAGCGCAGGGCCACGGCCCGCTTACGGCCTGAAATCCATTTGGTCAGAAGCCCGGCCGGCACGTTATTGTCGCCGCCATAGCTGTCTTTCAGATAGCTGCTCAGCGTGCTTTGCGGCACCTCGGACTGGCGCGAGATCTCGGCCTGGGTCAGGCCGGTCTCGACCAGCAGCGCGTCACGCACGGACTGCCGGATCTCGGCATGCTCGGCGGCGGTGAACTCGGTTTTGGGCGGTTGAAGGTTCATGTGTTAGGCTTCCGTTTCTTCGTGGGTTGCTAGGTCTGCGGGGATATCGGCTCGTCGGGGGTGCAACCCCGGCGGGCCGTTTTCATGAGCCGCCCTGGAACCGGGCGAGAAGCACCCGGTCAGCTTGGCTCGTGAATTCGGAGTGGGTGTCTGGCTTGCGCGGCACGCCAAAGGCGGGCGCCACGACGTTGCCGGTCGCCTTGCGGGCAGGCGCCGGCGGCGCGCCATCCAGCTCGGCGGCCACATCCTCGATACCCAGGCGCTTGGCCAGTTTGGCGGCGGCGGCGGTCAGGCGGCGATAGTCGCGCCCAGCCTTGCTGATGTCCTGAGCGTCGCGGGCGTTGTCGTAGCTGCCCTGCATGGTGCGCGGGGCCTCGGCTAGGAACCTACCGTCCAGCGAGTAGATGTAGACGGGCTTGGACAGGTCGGCCGGATCGAACCGGACGATGACCCGCTGGCGCTTCAGCGCCCCGAGGGCTTCCGACCAATACCGGTGGTCCATGATCGACACGAACCCGGACTGGCGGTCCATCGGTCGGGGCTCTGAGGCCAGCATGCAAAGCCGCAGCTGCTCGGTAGTCAGCTTCTGCGGCGGTGCGGCTTTCACGCCCTCCCAGTAGACGTCGGCGAACGAGCGGCCGTTCATGCCCGCGCCGCGCCGGCCCAGCTGCTGGCGATAGCGCTCCAGCTCCAGCCGCACGATGCGCTCGAACTCGGCGATCGGCACGGCCTTGGAGCGGTAGTTCTCGGGCTTGGCGTCGGTCTTGTGACCCACATAGGCGCCGGCAAAGGCGGGGTGCTTGGCGATGTCGCGCGCCCAGTCGCCGAACATCCGCTCGATGGGCTTGGCCTGCCCCCAGTAGGGCTTGGCGAACACGGGCTTGATGCCCAGGATCTTCAGCAGGCCATCGGCTTCCTCGACCTTGGCCTTGCAGCGGAACCGGGCGTGGCCGCCCGAGATCTGGCGCGCCTGGTTCTCTGTGCCGTTGTCCATGATCAGGCGCTCGACCAGGCCATAGTCCCGGAAGGTGTCGCCGAGGGCCAGGCGCACGCCGTGGTGGTTCAGGGTGGTGTCGAAACGAACCGCCAGCGGGAAGCCCGAGAAGATGTCTTGCACCGCAACCGACACCGGCCGGCCGATGACGCCGTTCTCGAACAGGCAGAAGACGTCCCAGATGTGACCGTCCAGGTTGGCAACCTGGTGGGGGTGCATCATCGACTTGTCGCGGTCGGCATAGGGGAAGGCATGACGCGCGGCCTTGGGCCCCTCGCGCAGGTGGATGCGGACGTTCTCGGCCACCTCGGCCTCGATCCGACGCTCGAAGGTCTTCTGCGACGGCAGGGTCCACTCGCGCTTGGCGGCGATAGCTTCCAGGTCGCGATAGCAGCGTGCGTGGGTCGGCTTTTCCAGGCGCAGATAGTTGGCCTTGTAGAGTTCCCAGGCCTCTTCCGGGATCGCGGAGGTCGCGGCGCGGCCCGCGTAGCTGGGCGCCAGATAGGCGACGCGGTCGCAGGCTGCGACGCCGCGCACGCGCTCGAACCAGGCGTGGATGGTGCGCTCTGACGCTGCCGGCTTTTCGCCGCTCGCCCGCGCGGCGCGGACGATCTCCTGGGCGGCGTATTCGATGGCCTTGTTCTTGGTCAGGCCGTCGCGCTGCAGGGTCTCGACGCGCTGGATGATCGTCAGGCGGCGAAGCGCCTCGTCCTTCACGGTCTGCGGCAGGCGGTCATAGCGCAGCAGGGCGCTCTCGCGGTCGACCCGCTCGGCCTTGGCCGGGCGCACCTTCGACAGCTTCGTCCGCGCCGCCTCAGGCAGCAAAGACACGTGGTATTCCAACCCGCCGCCGCGCGCCTTGCGGGGCCGGAAGCACGCCGCGCCGGTGCTGTCGCGATAGGTCGCCCAGCCCTCGCGGTCGGCGATCATCTGGATCCCGCGCTTGGTGGTCGGCAGGCCCGGCAAGGCCAGCTCCGCCAGCTCGGCCACCGTGAACCACTCCTGGGCCGTCATCGGCACGTGCGGGCTCATCTGCGGATACTCCGGCTGACCTGCAGCGGCGCGGTGGCCTTCATGGCCTTCACCTCGTCCTGCAGGGCGCGAATGCGGGTCTCGGCCAGGCTGATCTGAGCGTGCAGGGCCTCGTCGCCCTGAAGCAGGGTCAGGCCCTCGCCCTCGATGGCCACGTTCCACAGCCACAGGCATCCGGTGGCGCGGGCCAGCGCCTTGAAGCGCACCAGGGGGATGGTGTGGGTTTCGCGGGCCTGGCTCGTATAGGCGTCGATCATGTGCTTCGAGACCTCGACGCCCAGGATCAGCGACATGCGCTTGGCCACCTCGAACCGGTCGATGCCGTTGGCCCGCGCCTCGTCCAGCGCCCGCGCCATGGCGCCGGAAATGGTGGCGTTGAAATCGATCGCCGAGACCATGTCGCGGGGGGTTTCGACCGGGAACAGGTCCGCGTGGTCGAACAGGTCTGGCGTGTTCTCGTCGCGTTGACGGGCGCGCTTAGCCATCCGCGCCGCCCTTCACCAGGTTCCACCCGGTCGGCAGCGCTTCGCCACTAAGCCAGTGCAGCATCGCGTCGCGATGGGTCTTGGGCGCTGCTTTCCAGACCTTTTGAAAGGCCTTCACGGCCTCATCCACCGGCCTTTCGGGGGCCTTCACCGGCGTCTTTCCGGCGGCGTAGACCTGGGCGTCGGCGAACTTCGTCGCCCGGCCGTCTGTCAGCGCCTCGACGATCCGCAGCTGCTCGTCGTGGTCGGAAACGCCCGCGATCTGGCGCAGCAGGCCTTCGTTTTTGCCCAGCGCCGATCCCGAGACCTTGGCGTGGACAGCGGGTGATAGTCCGCGCGCAATCAGCAGGGCATTGCGGATGGTCTTGTCCGAGAAGCCCGTTTCCGCTGCTGTCTCAGTCGCAAATCCCATGGTCGCCGGAGCGCCACCCAGCAGCTCAGACACCTTGTCGGTCTTTGCCGGGCGTCCCCGTTTGGGCACCGGCGTTAATGTGGCAATGTTTGCCGCATTATCTTGAGCGATGCGGTCGGGGTGCGTCGCCGCCCAAAGCTTGAACCTGTCGGCCAGGAACTTCGAACGCTCATAGGGCGTCAGTCCGCTGCGAACCAGGTTCTCGTCGATCTCGGCCAGCTCGGCCTCGTCGTCCGTCATTTCCCTGACGGTCGCATCGACCTTCCGGCCCAGCACCTGGCAGGCCAGCAGCCGGTGTAGGCCCAGTACGAGCTTATAGGTGACCCCGCTATCGTCCATGGCGATCGGGCGGATCAGGATCGGTTGATGTTGCGCGCCCTCCTGGAACGACACCACCAGATTGGCGACCGCAGCCTCATTGGCGGGTCGCTTGCGATCACCGATGACGATTCGATTTGGATCCGTCGAGATCCGCGCTGGCGGCAGGACTTCGCCACCGAGGCGCGAACTCGAACCCGCGCTCGTCTTCGCGTTAGCGGCCTTGCCGCTGTTTTTGGCTTCCCCTACGGCCATGTCTAAGCGGCCTTGACGTTTTGACGCTGCGAACGAGCACGTTCGTGATAATTTTCAGCACGAACGTGACGGAAGCGCCGACCCTCGGCGTCCCACCGAGCGGGCCACAATTCATGGAGGGGCACTTCCAGAAAACGCGAGATTGCCATCTCGGCTTTCGGTAGCGGCCGGATCAGGGCAGCGCGGCACGCGCTGTCATCCAAGCCAGCTTCAACCGCCAGCCCGCTTAAGGTTTTGCCGCGCATGGCTATGGCCGCCCGAATTTCGGCGGGGTGCCATCCCTGCTTTTTGGTCTTTGGTTTCGCGGCCATTCACAAGCGCCCAATGTATATCACGTTCGTGACAATAAACGTCACGAACGTGACGGCAGTCAAGCGGCTTCTGCTGCCGTTTGAATATGGAAGTTCGCGCTCATGACGATTTTGACTACGAGGGCTTCGGAAAGCGGCTCTCGGAGGCCATTTTCCCTGAAAAGCCGTCTACGTTTGCGACACGGGCAGACGTCCCGCACGCGACGGTTCACAAATATCTGAAGGGCCAGGGGACAGCGCCGCGCCTGGACATCGCTGCGCAGCTGGCGCGCTCAGCAGGCGTCACCCTGGAGTGGCTGGTTTGGGGCGTCGGAGACGGACCCGTCGATTCGGATGTCGTGAAGATCGCTCGCTACGACGTGACACTCGCCGCCGGGGCGGGCCGGTGGAACGAGGGCCGTAAGAAGATTGAAGACATCCCCTTCACGGCCGAGTTTCTGCGAAAGAGCCTGAACCGCACCGGCGCCGCAGGCCTATCCATATTAGAGGCCCGTGGTGACTCGATGTACCCGACCATCGCCGATAGGGCGCTGGTCATGGTCGATGAACAGCAACAGCGTGCGATGGACGGTGTCTTCGCCTTTGTTTTAGACGGCGATGCGCGTCTGAAACGCTTTCAGCGAACGATGACGGGGGTCACCTTGATCTCGGATAATCCGGCGTACCCACCTGAGGACATTGACACGCCGCAGTTGAACAAGCTTCAAATCATCGGCCAAGTGTTGTGGGTGAGCCAGGTTCTTTGACCTGGTTGTCGACAGAAGAGACAGGACGCCAACATGCGCACCGCCGCGATTGCTCTGACGCTGGCACTGCTGGCCGCATCGACGGCCCAGGCGACGGAAGC